CTTGCGGTGCACATGTTACAAAATCACCTTCCCAGATACTTCCTCCCCATGTATTTGCATATTTATGGTTTCTTGATACAATTTTTACTGTTTTGTTTTTTGTCTCCAATAGTTAGTTCTCCTTTGATGTTTAATAATTTTTCTGTCATAGCGTCACTCCTTTATATAGGTGCTGTTGTTATGAGTTACAGTATGGAGTTGTTTGCTCCATATCTTTATATTCTCTTTGTATAATGGTGGATTTTATATCTTTTAAAAATTTACTTGGTTCATTAAATTGTGAATTGTACATAGAAGTGGAAGATAAATATAATTCTTTTTCTGCTCTTGTAATTCCAACATAAAATAATCGCTTTTCATCATATGCCTCATATGTTTTATAGACATTTTTGATACCTCTCTTATATAATTCTCTGCTAAGTATAGACTGGAACCGTTTTGCTTTTTTGCTGTAATATCTGTCACTGGCATTTGTAATATTATTTTCTTCATCAGCAATCTTGATGCAAGCAGCGTAATAATCCATATCATCCTGCGATGCCTGCTTAGTTGTAAGTGTAACTTCTGTATGTACTTCACCTTTGTGATCCAGATGGACGGTTCCGCTAGATTCCTCAGTAACAATTTTGTAAACATCACGCCAGATAATCAAACCAGCAGATTTAAGATAATCCAATGCATTTGTAATATAGTAATTGATCATATCATCTGATTTTTCATAAAACTCAGCAATGGCTTTTGTTGGATATTCAAATTCTTCACTGACTGCTTCTTGATTGTATTTCATAAGATTGTAATTTTTGTTCACCATTTTAATTTCACGCGCCCATTTACCGACTGTAATATCAACTTTCCTAGATTCATCATGTCCCTTTGTGAGCATAGATAGAATGAGAGGAACAATATATTTGTAGATAGAAGAATTCATTTTATTGAAATTGGCAGGAAGAGGAAATTCATATACTTTTGTGATTTTATATTTTCTATCACCAAGATCTTCAATTTCACAATACCGTTTTAATTTATCAAAGAATTTCTTTTTATACCCTCCTATAAATCTACCATTTTCAGAATAAGATTTTTTCTGGGCTGGTGTTCCAAAATATTTTACTAATTGTTTCTCTGAAATAATTCCAGTTTTGATGTTTTCAAATGTCATACACTTTACCCTCCTAAAGTAAAATCGAAAAAATTGCCCTCAAACCCGCATAAACACTGGGCTGAAGCGCGGTAACCAAACCTTCCCTAATATATATTAATTAGGGAAACTTTGGTTACCGTTTTGCAATCCCGCAAACCCTTGTATTTACTGGGCTTGAGGCATGTTGTTCACAAAAAATTCATAATTAGATAGTTTTGTTCATAGTTTGTTCATAAATTAAAAATTGGAGAAAAATTATTTATATAAATGGAGCACCATCTTCAGATGGGGCGACATGGCGCGCCGTGTACGGCGTGGCATCCTACAACCTACAACATGAGAAAAAGTAGTGAGTGCCCAATAAAGTAGTGGTATCATTTAATATATTCTCTATAGATGAGTGTGTTTTTAATCTGATTATGTATAAATTGGTTGTCTTACTTTAGGCACCCTTGTCGTATTCTTTTTTCAATGTTCGCCCACACCAAGTGTGGTGTGTGCTCCATTTCAAAAAGACCGTCCCTAGATAGGGACTATACGAACGCCCGTCTTCGACGTGCGTATACTTACAGAGTATAAGAAAAAATCTCTCCTCATATATACTTCATTTAAATTACATCCATAGACCAATAATGGATTTTTTATTCTTAGGTGAATAAGTTATCACCTAATTCATTCTGAACAGAATTTGGTATCATTTCCTTAAAATAAATCCATAGATAACATATTTAGATTTTGGCTCAGTCTGTCTCTTTTGTCAGATTAGAAAACAGTTCATGTAATTTAGACGGGTCAATATATAATCCTGTCTTGTGGTAATCACCATTCTCTTTATAATAGAGTGGTTTAAGATTGATATCTGAGTCTGATTCATGCTGCTTCTTATATACAGTTTGCTTGATGGATTTAATAGTTTTTGATTCGTATATTCGATACAAATATTCTGCATATTCCCAATTTTTTCTGAATGTATATATATTACCGGTATCCGGATCAACAAAATCATATTTGTATGCAAATAATTCATTATTCGGATGTTTGGTTTTAAATTGCTCAATAGCCTCATGTTCATATTTTGCTACGATTGTGTCAGTTTCTATTAGATCTTTTCCTATTCCTTTGTAGATAAAAATGAATACATTATTCTGTGTTGGTATATTTTGTGAGTTAGTGTTTTTATTTTTCTTTCTGAATGACATTATTCATTGTCTCCTTTGTAATATAATCTTTGGTTGAACAAATTAGCACATAGGTAACAATATATATGCCAATCCATTCTATCTATAGCTTTCTTTGCTAATTGGTCAGGGATTTTATTTAACTCATTCAATTCATCGAGGCGGGTGTTGTTAAATTCACGTTTTGTTCTAGGCGACATAGATCTAGTTAAATGTACAGGTTCCCAGTGTGCATGTTCTGGTTTGTTCATGATTTCCTCCTTCTGGCAGCGAGAGTAATTTATTGCCGTAAAAATATTTTGTCGTATATACTGGTTCCTACATTAGTATTCTCTGTGAATCTGTGTGAAGGTTAAAAGTAGCCCCCGCCTGTGGGATGAGGATAATAGGTTATTTATTTATCCGGTAGCACCGGATAAGAAAGTTTTGTTTCAGGATACGGAGTGGAGATAATTTTAAAAGTGCTGTTTGGAGAGTTTAAATGAGTTGTGAGAGCAAATTTCAATTTTTATTGATCAGAGGATAAGTTGGTAGGGTAGGAGATTATGAACTGGATTTACTCTCTGGAATGGTGTTTTTTGTAAAGAATCGATTTTGGGAGATGGTGTGGAAGGTAAGAATATAGAATAAAAAAGACACCCGTGTGATTACGGGTGTCTTTTATGAGGTGGTTTATTTAATTGGATTATTTCAAATAACAGTTGACTTTATTGGACTTACAGTAAGTTTTAAACCAAGATGCTGAAAAATGTTAAGCAATGTTCCTAAATTTGGAGTCGTTTTACATGATTCAATACGTGCTACAGAGGATTGTGGTATACCACACATAGCAGCAAGATCTCTTTGGCTAAGACCAAGAGAAGTACGTTGATCAACCATTGCTGTTATAATTACTGAAATATTTTCAATTTCATCGATTTCTTTACCAATTTCAGGATCAACTGCTCTTACATGATCCTTGTAATCATTCCATGTTCTCATAATTATTTACTCTCCTTTCGACTAAGATAATCATCACGCTCTGCTTTTGCTCGTTTAATTTCACGCTTTGGTGTCTTTTGAGTCTTTTTACGAAACTGATGCAAAAGTACAAAAGTATCATCTTTAAAATAAAAATATAAAACTCGATTATTCTCTGGTCGTAATTCCCAAATATCATCTTCAATATGTTTGGTAATGTTTGGGCTGAGTCTAGTGCCATTATCCTGCAATAGCTGAATATATAAATCTATTTGCTTATGCTGTATATGAGCATCTTTATTTGTAGCTGCTTTAATTCGGAGATTTTCAATAAAATCCCAAAGTTCTGATTTACCATTAGCATCTTCATAAAATTCAATGTTATACATTAGTATATGCACTCCTAAATAGGATATTTATTTTATAAGTGCATGATAGCACAAATGCTATCAAAAATCAAATGGTAAATAACAAATAATACTTAAATTATTCAAAGTATTCAAGGACTTCATCAAAAATTGATGCTAAATTCTTTTTTAATTGCTCTTTATTAACTTTATAAGTATCTATACGTATTGTTACATCTAAACCGGGCTTAATAGTATCTCCTTGAGCACCTTTAATACTTGGTGTGCTAAATAAAAATTGCTGTGGAGTGTGTGGAGTGATTGATAATTTTGTCATGTTTTTGTTCTCCTTTGTGATTGTTTTGTAGTTGATGTTTTATTATTTTCTACCTTACATATTCTCTTGCTGGAGTGATGAGTTTTAAGGTTGAGATGAGATGTTGGACGGGATAATTTTTTGTGACCATTTTTTATGATTTTTGATTAAAAATATGGAATCGTAAAAAGCCTTATTAAATAAGGAAGAAGTGGTATTTTGGTTACTGGAAATTAGTGTGAGAGGGTGGAAGATTTTTTGGTGTGAGAGGAGTGAAAAGTAGGAATTTACTGGTGATTTACGATAAAGGGTACGATAAGTGGTTAGGAGAGGGTAATTTGGGTGAAAGGTAGGTGTGGACTGGGATTGAGGGGTTGGAGAGGTGAGAGGTGGGGGAGAAGGTGTGAGGTGGGGGAGTTTCAAATTTCAGTGTGTGTCGAGATGAATCAGCTTTAGCGTTTTTGAAAAAATAAAATGATATTTTTAGTTTTAACTGCCCCCTACCGAACGTACGTTCCATAATAGTAGTACAATACAAGATACAAACATGTGTTCGATTTATTCAGAGCCGGAAAACTGTTAGTGAAATATAATTTTTATTTGATTGTATAAATTATAGTTAGAAATGTTTTTCTGGCAGTTCCCTTTATTGTATTATTGTAATAGTACAATATTTTATCGTCTGATTGTTGATAACTATATACAGACTTATCAACAATCAAATAAAAGTTATCAACAGCTACATAACCGCACCACACAAAAAACCAAAAAATTCCCATTATATAGAAAGAACACACTAAAACACACTCTTTTAGTAATTTTGCACAACTCACACACTATGTTTTTGTGCAGATGTTACAAGGATAAAGAAAGTTACAAAAAAGGCTTTACAAAGTTACGAAAAAATACTATTATACAGTTACCGCAAGGGCGGAAACCCAAACGGCACGGCGAGCCGTGTATATTGTAGGAAGTAGGTGAAAACATGAAAAATAGTGAACTGTATAACTGGTTAAAAGATGCGGAAAAAGTATCTTTGAAACCCGAAATCATCGACTTGAATACCGAAGAAGTACAAGAGTATAAACAAGGTATTGCAATCTTGCTTTCTGTACTTGCTTATCTCAATGATGGGGACGACTGATGTTAGTCGTTCCCGATACAGGAAAAAATGCTGACAGGTTCACGCTTTGCGGTGGCTGTTATCCTAGTGCTTAATAGTCAACAAAAAGTATTACTTGTCAGTGCTGACAGATTAAAGGATTTACCGTTGCTGTCATACAAATTGGATATAGCGGGCGTGGTGTTTCCCCGAACTAACACAAGTCAACTTCTTAGACTCCGGGACGGCAACGGGTTCGGACGAGGTTATTGGCGAACTTCTCAAAAAAGTACCATCATTTGAGATTAAAAGGCGTGATTGCCTATGGCATACGGGAAAAACCTGTCCAGTCTATCCTAGGCGGGCTACTGTAAAACAGTAAAAGACTTGCTAGTACCGATGTGAACCGCTAACAGTCAGATGTTAGCAACTCCAGGGTTCGGAACTAAAAAATCCACGCTACAAAAAAAAGCGTGTCCCGTCCTATTTCATACCGATTTTTTCGGGAACTTGTAAGACGGGAAAATATATAGCAAGGCTTGTATAGTATGTCAGGCGTAACGGGTAACACTGTTCGTTCACGGTGACGGGTAATGCCGTCCCATATGTACGCTATACAATAACATTGCGTCGGTCTTTTACATAGTGATTAACGGGAAAGATATTTTTTTCTTTCCCGTTTTCCAGTGTGTAAAACACTAACAACTATAAACATAATAATTTTATACCTGTCAATGACAGGAGAAAGAAGAGGTAATAATATGACAACTACAACTAACAATTCTATGAAAACTTTAGCAATTAATTTTTTCGTTGAAAACATCAGCGATGCATTAAAAGAAGAATTTCACCTTGCAATTTTCCATGAAAAATGTGATATGGAACTTTCTTTAGTTGTTGCTAACATTGCAAAACTCAATTCTAAGATTGAGAATAAAAACGACGATTATACAGAAGAAGAAGTTGAGGCTTTCCGTGCAGAACTTAAAAAACTCGAAAAAGTTCAGACAGAATTAAATGCTGACTTGTCAGCAAGTAAAGAAGTCTATGAAAAAGTCATTGACGATATGACACGCAAAGACTCTGTTTCTCACAATGGCAATAGTAAAGACGTTGTAAGAACTGTTTTGCGGGTACTTGCTTCTGTTGAAAATAGCAAACTTGTAAAGTCTGCTATCATTCCAGCTTTTAAAACTCCAGAACTTTACAACGCTTTGGAAACTATACATGTAAACTCAAAAGCTACGGAAGACGGAGCTATTAGTCTTACGAAAGAAGTAAAAGAGGCGTACAAGGAGGCGTCAAAACAGTTAGAAACTATAATCAAGACTACTTTTAGTCTGCCGTTTGAAACATCTTACACAAGTAAAACCCGTGTAAAATTGACGGCAGATGACAAAAAGTTACTGAACGATTGTTATATTAAAGGGTTCAGTAACAAATTTTCTGTTGATAGAAAAACAGGAGTAGTATCTTTTGACGAAAGAAAAATTAATACTCTTGTAACTGTCAAAGAAAACAAAAAGACTGGTAAATTGACTTATAATTATAGCGGTCTTGCGTCAACTATCGCAAATATTGTTTTAAAACATTATTTCGCATAATCTTACAATTTTACATAGTGACATAGTGCCGGAGTTATCCGGCACTTTCCAGTGTGTAAAATTGTAACGGTACTTATGCCACAAATAAGGGAAAGAGGTATATTATGTTAAAATTTAAAAAATCTGAAATTATGTCACTTGCAAATAAACTCACTTGTAATAGTGAGCTTTTCGGGGATGAGGTGGAAACTGTCGTTTATCAGCTTTCTTCCTTGTCTGCATCTGCAAATCAGTACGGCTGCGCATTTACAGATGCAGTCCGTGACTGTTGGGGTAACTCTGTAACCGTAACCGCTATTCCGAACCGTTTTCGTGATAGCTGGACTTTTTAAAGGGAGGTGTAACTATGTGCAAATTATACGCAACAACTGGAAATTCTGAAACTATAAAGAATCACGCTTTTAATGCGGGTACTGTCATTATGATCCTGGAAACCGATACAATTATTGCATGTCAGGACTTCCAGAAAGTAAACGGGAAACTGCCTGTCATGGTGTATTCTATCGCAAGTAAAAAGTGGGTGAAATCTCTTGCAGACGGTGAAATAGCGGGAACTTTATGCAAATACCATGCTAAAACTATGCCTAAAAAACATAGAAACAGAAACGCGTCAAACTATGCAAATATGATGCGCCATGATAGAAAACGCAAAAAAGGCGGTTGTGGTGTGCGTCTTGACAAGGAAAATTTTCTTGCAAAACAGATGTCGACGGATTATGAATGTACGAAAGAACCGTTACATGACTTCCGGCGGGTGTATATCTAAAATCTGAATAGGGAAACTAGATCTATAAGGCTATCAGGGCTTTTGCTCTGGTAGTCTTTTTTTATTGCAGAAAAATATTTTTGCTAAAATTGCAAAATGAATGCCGTTATGGTAGAATGGAGGTGATAATGGAGGTATGAATATGCAAGTTAATTATAGAAAACTTTTTAATAAGTTAAAAGCAGAAGGAGTTTATCAAAAAGAATTTAAAGAAAAAGCAAATATTAATTCTAACACTTTAAATAAACTGCTTCATAATGGAAATGTGACAATAGAAATTGTTTGTCGTATCTGCGACTATTTCCATTGTATGCCTGATGAAATAATGGAATGGATACCAGACGACAATGCGTCAGAACAGCAGAAAAAAGAACTGGAAGCAGAAAAGGCAGAGTACGAAAAAAAAATAAATGAAATCCAAAAAAAAATTGATTGCCTGAATTAAGGAGGGAAAATTATGAGTAATATTGCAACATCAGAAACAATTTTGAAATCATACTTTAAAATTTTTGATACTAATAAACCAATTTTAGACAAAATGGCAATGCTTAATAATATAGTCAAGTGCTCTGAAGATCTTCTTGAAGAATATCAATCAGAGTTTGAACGTATTAATAATTCACCAGAAAGGAAAAAACAAATTGCTGAATTACAAGCGAAACTAAAAAATATGTAGCACCCACCAAAAGGGTGCTATTTTTTAAATTTCACAAAGAAAAAAAACAAAAAAAGGGAGAAGAGAAACCATGAAAATCACAGGCAAATACTATGTGAATGATAACTTCACATATTTGTTTAAAAACGCAACTATGTACACAATCGCACGGAATACAGGTGATTGGGGTAGCGTTACAGTTGGCGGATATACAGCGTCCGGGCAAAAGGTAACTCAGGTGGACTTTGACCGCTGGATTGCAAACGCAGATCAAGAAGGAACTTTCGAACTGGCAGAATAAAATGCAAACCATAGCATCTACAAACAGTAGGTGCTATTTTTATACCCAAAAACAGAATAGTTTTCGCAATAACGCAGAGAATATTCTATAAAAAGAAGGGAGATTATACCTAATGCAAACAATATCATTATTAGATCTGTTAGAACAGGAAAGGGAAGCTGTAAGAAAATATAGAGCTTTTTCTGACACAACTGGAATCGAAGATATGCCTAGTATAATGGAATTGTACGGCAGAAAAGCAAATGAAGCAAAAGAAGAAGTTGATAAATGCAGAAAAGAGATCGCGAAATATCTCAAAATGATAAATTCACTGTATTAAACGCAAAGAAGAGAGAGGAGCAACCACCATGAAACATACAAACGCAAATAAAGAGTATTTCACATTCACCACTAAGACAAACGCAGCAACTCAGTACACAATGCGTCCAGATCACAATAATCGCACTGCGATTTTCAACGCAAATAATCAGCCAATCGCAACAGGTGGACTGCATTGTATCATCTGGTTATTACGGAATCGCCCGGAGATTGTTTCACTCTGGAACGGAAACCAGTTGGAAGGCACTTTAACTTTTGCCTAAAATTTAAGCAAATAAACTAGAAACGGAGGTATTAATATGAATACAATTAATCTGCTTAAAATTATGCATGAAATGTATAGAGATGCAAATGGTACAGGAAGAGAAATCTTTCCAGAGGATTATACAATCCACAACTTTCTTATTCAGTTATACAACACAACAGAATTGGACTGGGAAGAGATAAAAGTACTCTGGTGGGAATATCTCACAAAAGGGAAACTGGATATTCCAGAAGCATTACGGAAAGCAAGAAAGAGAGGTGCGTTATAATGGCAGACATTCTCGCAAAATTATATATAAAACTCTTACTGGGTAAAATCACACCAGAAGAGTATGACATGGCACGTTGGAGTATTGCAAAGGCAGAAGGGAGTGCAAAGTAAAATGAAACGCAAAATCTTATACGGAATCGTAACAGTAGCACTCGTAGTGAGTGCTTTTTTAGTTGGCAGAAGCAATGCAAACTGGGCAGATAATTACTGTAAATCCGATCTGACAATCACAGATTGGAACACAGATGGTTCGGAACTAGCAATGTTTTTGTCTGACGGAACGGAAATCTATGCTTATAAAAGCGAAACGATTTATCCGGCAGAACACAAAAACTATGTAGCTTTTGATGAGGTTGAATCCGCAAACGGAAACGAAATCATCACAAAAGATGGAAATGTGTATTCTATCAAAGAGAATAGATAAATATAGGCAAATGCAAAAGAAAGAGAGGATAAAACAATGACAAACGCAAATGCAACAGTAAACGGCAACAACGCAAAACAGATTGAAGTGATTTCATCAGAAAGAAAACTGCATGTGATCAATCCGAATGTGCCAAAACGGAAAGCAAAACGTCAGGCAAAGTTACGGAAACAGCGTAGAATTGCAATGGCAATCATTGCAGTTGGTCTGGTGTTCTTCCTGTGTCACTTAGCAACAGTCGGAGTATTCTTCCTATTAGCTGGTGGAGTTGGTCTGGTGTCAAGGGAGGTGTTACTGGATGATTAAAAAGGGATTTGATGTACCAAACGGGTACATGGGATATGTAAAGGGAAAGTACATGTTATTCCCAAGCGAAACTGAATACTGGGAATACTTATTAGAAAATGGAAGTGAGGTGTAGGCAAATGATGGAATACAGTGATTTCTATGATCTGGCTGTATATGCAAACGACACATGGAAAGGGAACTTCTCACAGAAAGAAATTGCCACAAATGCGTATAATTATCTGATGGATTTTGAGTATTCGAAGGCAAAAGGAACCGTTATGTCAACCATCCAGAAGTTGATTGATTTGTTACTGGATGATTGGTACAATGATTCTGACGGAAATACAGAAGTTGAGGACTGGTTATGGGATTTATGCAATGAACTTAAACTGGTCAATGCATTTAAAGCTAAAGATGATGGGCTACATATCTTCCATCAACTTATTTGTATAAAGAATATGACTTGGAAATTGCTGATAAGCTGCATATGATGGAACTGGATTATTTAATTAACGAAGGTAAAATAACATCAAAGAAACTGAAATGGGCAAGAGAAAATGTTCCGAACATTCTGGAGCCAGAAGCATATTTCCAGCCGCTAATTAGATACTTAGAAGAGAACGGAATTAAATTCAAAGAACGGAAGTGAGGTTGATTTATATGAATAAACTTGATAAAATAATTGAAAAACTTTCAGCATCTATTGAAGATGATGAGGAATATATGGCGGAAGAGTTTGAAACAGTAAGAAATTACTGTATAGAACGGAAATTCGACCTGTCAGAAGACGAAATGAAAACAATTAAATCAATTGGATTAGATAGTTGGATTGATGATTGGAGAGATGATTATGAAAAAGTATAGAGTAACATTTACGACCTATGAAGAATATGAAGTAGAGGCAGAGAATGAAACAGAGGCACTAAGAATTGCTGAAAACGAACTAAGATCTGACAGATGCACCCCGATTGCCGATACTCATTATGATGAAAGCGATGTTGAGGAAATAGAGGAAGAATAAATGAAAGACTATATTTTGAATGAATGCAGAAAATATATTTTTAAATTTCATGACATGTCAGATATGCAAATTTACAACTGGATGTGTAATAATTTTGCATCAAAGGACTACGAAATGATTCGTGAATGCAGTTTTATAATTTTTACAGAGAGTCGATGAATGCAAGGTTTCAAAAGAGAATATATAAGAGACTGGAAATATCCGGTCTCTTATTTTATTGTAAGAAAGTGAGGTTGATAATTACGTTTAGTACATTAAGAAAAACAATTATAACAAAACAAGGAATACATTTAATCGTACCGGTTGAATATCCAGATTGGTATGGATTACCGGAAGTAGGATTTATTTGGCATAACGAATGGGCAGATCCAGAATTGGAATACAAAGGTAAAGAATTCAATTCACATATTGTAGAAGATACAATGTGGGAAAGATACAATGAGTATTGTGAAGAAAATAATGAGAAACCAGATTATGATTGTTTTGCAAAATATATGACAGAACACGAAGATGAAGTATATGAACTGTTAGATCTTGTAGTTGAAGGAATGGAAAGTGAGGTAGATGAATAATGATCAGAACATTTTTTGTATTAGATTTTGATGGGACATATGATTTGGAACCGGAAGATGAATATGGTGTAGAGCCGGTTGTATATATGATTCCTAAAGAAAGCGAAACAGCAGTATTCAGATATGCGCGGTTAGCAAGCATAATGTTCCTGGAGGCTGAGGATAATACATTATGCATTGGAGATTATTTTGAACAGCTACTGAAATCAAATAACATTCCGTTCCAGATTGTTGGTGATCTTCATATTCCATTTGGAGAACGACAGGAAGATTACTTGGATGACAGTATTGCAAAGGAGATTGTATAATGGAAATGTTTGGGTTTAGAATTATTCATAATGGAGATGTAGATATATTTGACACATCAATGAGCACACCGTATAGTAGTTTAACTCCTGTTCAGATGCAAGAGTATATGGAAGCTGACGTACAACTGAATTATATGAAAATTCAGAAACGGAAAGAACAACGTGAAGTATCTGAAGGTTCTGTAAATATTAAACAGTTCATAAGAAAGTTATTAGGTGTGTAAATGAGAAGAGAGTGGACAGAACAGGAAGTAAATTATCTGAAAAGCAGATATCTGAAGCAACCGGTTATTGTGACTGCCGAAAAGTTAAATCGAACTAAACAATCTGTGCAGAAAAAGGCTGCTAAAATAGGATTAAAGCATTATTACACTGATTATCTAAGTGCTAAAATGATTGCAAAATGTTTTTGCGTAGATACAACAGTTCCGATTAGATGGATTGAGAAACTTGGACTTCCTGCTAAGAAAGTAGTGTGTGAAACGCAAACAAGATACTTGATTGATTCTGAAGATTTTTGGGAATGGGCTGAGAAATATAAGGATAAAATTAATTGGACTAACTTCCAGGAAAATTCTATTGTTCCGCAACCAGAATGGGTGCGTGAGCAGAAACTGAATTACAAGATCAGAAATCATAGAAAGAAATTTACAGAACAGGATCGAATCCTAATGTTAGGAATGTTGCGGAAGGGAATGTCATATAGACAGATTGCTGAAACTATGGGAAGAACTTACGAAGGTATAAAACATTATTGTAGGACAATTTATCAATGATGAATTGTACATTTTTGTTGTGGAAAAACATAAATAGTTATATAATTATAAAGCAGAGGAGGTAGTATAATGGTATATGAATTAAGAAGAAATACAGTTGCTAACGGAATATGATAAAGAAGATTATGATGCTCAATCAAAAGAAATTTCAGAAATGACAAATGATGAATTAGCACAAGAAATCAGAAATATTGCTAGAGGATGGTTGCCAGATTATAACTATACAGGAGCAGAAAATGATTTTA